GATATTGATGCGGGCGGCGGAGATTTGACACTAAACACGTGGAAACGAATAATCGGTATTGACGATGCCGGTGTCGAGCTTGCTGATGGTAGTTGGATGGAGTTTGATGGAAACGGGTACGCGTGTGACATTTTTAATATTGATTTGGTAGACAATATTGATTTTTGTCACATTAAGGCTGTTAATTCTGCGGCTTCACATTCAGGTTTTCATTTCGAGGACACTGCTGCTCATTATGGGTTCGTTCTAAACGATTGCGCCACGAACGCCTGTTACGGGGTTATTGTAGAGGGCTCGGCGGTACGAAACGTTAGCATAATTGGTGGTAAGTATGAAGCTCAACGAATAGCGCTTTACGCTAAATCAGTTTTTGGCTGTGTGGTTCGAGAAGCGGAGTTTTATGGTGAAGCTGATTACGTAGTTTATTGCGGATATTACGGGGCGACAATTGAAAATTGTATAATTCATAGCAACGGAACGATTCCGGGAATAAACGCCACCAGCACCAATGCCGCCGTGGTAAAGAACTGTGTGATTTATAATGTTACTCATTGCATCGAGCTAAATCATGCTTCCACGTGCCTTGTTGAGTATAATAACATATTTGTAGTAGCAGCTAAAGCAACAGGCAAGGCCATCAACAGGACACTGGGCGGTATAGCTTACAGTGATTACAGTTGTCTCTGGGCTTTGGACGGAGCACCAGCGGCATCAGGTCGATGGGGCGGGAACGGCTTACCTGCTAACGCCATCGAGCAGGACCCTCAATTCGTGGATGCGGACAACGGTGATTTCAGATTAGAGCTTAGTTCTCCGTGTCTGCGCACGGGTCGATCTACTTTAGGGCAATTATGAAAACTGGTTTTAACAACATGGGCTGTTGGCTATATGCCGTCAATATGGGGACCTGGCAAAAGGCCCTGGACCCCAGTCGGCGGTTTTTGGGGTCCATCGCGATTGAGCCGAAATATGATGGGGACGCAGCAAACGAGCCCAAGTACGCAGGGACCGACGCCGTTGTGCCTAAATTTGCGGGGACTTCGGCGGTTAATAGTTAAGAGAGAGAAAAATGGACATATACATCGCAACTGACAACGTAGTGACCTGGACGGGCCTGAAAGATTCAGAAACCGACGCCCTTGAAAATGCGGCAACGGTCACGATGTCACTTTTCCAAAAGACAACCCATACGCCTTCTCAGGCCGCCGCGGCCGTTCAGGAAGTCCAGACTTTGCTGCCCGACGCGGCGGCGTCGGCCGGCAACTGGACCTTGTCTTTCGAGGGGGAAACGACGGGGGCAATTGCTCACAACGCATCGGTGGCGACGATAAAAACCGCCCTGGAAGCGTTGTCTAATATAGAAGCCGGCGACGTAGTGGTCGGCGGGGACACTTTGGATACGTCCCCGGTATCCGGTGGCATGACTTTTACCTGGGAAGGCACCCTGGGAGACGTCTCTATGCTGGAGTTTGATTTGAGCGGGCTGACCGGCCCGACCCAAGCCGGCTCCACGATGACCGAAACGACGCAGGGGGCTGCGAAAGGCGAAATGATAGACGAAGGCGGCGGCCTGGTGGGCATACCCGTCCCCAATCACGGGCTCTTGAGCACCGACTATATCCGCCTGCAGGGCTTTGTCGACGCCGAATACAACAACGTGGAATTCAGCATAGACAGCGTCAAGAAAAACAAAATCTTCATTACCGCAACTTACGTGGCGGAAGTTTTCTCGGGAGCCGAAAGGGTATATGCCGGTGTCCCGGACGGTTGCAATATCAACGTGCCTTATACCGGGACACCCGGGCAATACAGGGGCATTTTGCCCGACTCTATGGGCCGGCTGCGTTTATATGACGCCACGCAAACAGTTTCCTCGGGCGTGGCATCGACGGGACAATATTACCTTTTCCTGTCGGCGGTCAAAGGGGCCAGCAAAACAACCAAGCGGCCGCTGCTTAGCGGTACTTATGATACATAAAGGGTTTTCTTCGTGACCAGTGAATTTGACCAGGAACTGATTGACTCTGCCGCGGATATGGTCAACACCTGCGGAGAGAGTGTCACTTACTATCCGAAGGGCGGGGGCACTCGGGCGATTACGGCGATTGTCAATAGGGGCCAGCCGGCAAGTCTGGACGGACCGCCGCAAGGGGTTGCTCCGCGACTGATAATTCACGTCGCAAACGATAGCACGACGGGGATTAGCAGCGACGAAATCGACATCGGCGGGGACGAGGTCAAGGTCGCCGTGCGTATCGGGGAAACAGCAGAAAACCGCCGCATAACAAAAATCGCAACGATGGACGCGGGGATGATGGAGCTTGAACTAAGGTAAACCAAATGGCTGACAGGCTGGTAGATATAAAATTTGATGAAGCGAAATTGAGGCAGGTCCGGTTTATGCTCCGTGATATCCCCAAGGCGATGCCGCAAGTGATGAGCAGGTCTATCAATCGGACGAGCAAATCGGCCGTCGTGGAGATCGCCCGGCAGATTGCCGGCAACGTTAAAATAACGCAGGCCGTCGTCAAGAAGAATATCTCGGTAAAAAGGGCCACTTATGCCCGCTGGCAGGCATGGCTGGACCTGCACACAAAGAGAATCCCCTTGATAAAGTTCAGGGCCCGGCAAATCAAGAAAGGTGTTTCTTATCAAATCAAAAGAGGGGGACGCCAGCGGATAACGGACCCGCCCAGGCCGTTTATACAGACAATGCCGGCTTCCGGGCATGAAGGCGTTTTCAAGCGGCACACAGAAGCGACAAGGCGGCTGCCCATTGTGCAGCTGTTCGGCCCATCGGTCGCCGGGGTATTCGAGGGGGCTTCCGGGATTGCCACGGACGTGCAGAGAACCACAGCCAAAAGGCTGGTCAAAAACATTGATTCGCAGGTTGCTTATATCCTTAACAAAAGGAGGTCCGCATGAGCACCCCGATAATTGAATCAATCGCATTGAATATCGAGACGACCATCAACCTGATAACGGTGGTGAATGGATTCAACCAGGACCTGGTCGCTCTCAGACCGAGACGTATCGACTTCGTGGACACCGCCCCGGCGGACGGGATTGTCCTAATAAAACAGGACGCAGAGGACCTGGCCGAATCGCAGGGTATGCAGGAATCAAGGTGGCAGCAAAAGTTTGTGCTAATGGCGATTGTCCTGGACAGTGACGAAGCGAACACTTCCCTTGACACGCGACTAAACAAGGTCCGGGCCGATATACAAAAGAAACTGATGGAGGACAGGACGCGGGGCGGTTACGCCAAAGATACAAGAATCTTGCCGTCCTTTGAGTTTGACAACGCGGAGGGTACGTCGGGAATAGCAGTCGAAATCATTATTGAATATGCAACGGTTTTTAATGACCCATATACTCAAACATAAGGAGAAAAATCATGGCTCTTTCAGCACCATTACTAACACGGAAAAAAGTAATCAAAGTCATCCTGGAAGCCGAGAAGGGGACAAAGCTCGCGGGGACTACGGCCATTATGGTTTTTGATTTGGCCATAAATCCCACCGCCCCGTATGAAGAAAGAAAGGGGACGGGCCTGTATCGAGGCCCCAAAGAGACGGGGGTGTTGGGCGAAAGGAGCGGGACTTGCAATTTCAGCGTGGAATTGCGGGCCGACACGGCCGCTATGGAAGCCGGCCTGGCTATTTTGCTCCAGGCCTGCGGGCTGAAACAGACAGTCCAGGTCTACCAGGTACATTCGGCTCCTGGGGACGATAAGACCATCTCTATCGACATTTGGGAAGATGGCGTTAAGAAGGGACTCGCCGGAGCGATGGGCAATGTCACTTTCGAAGGTGAAGCAGGCAAGCGAATGATGTGCAATTTCGAGTTCACCGGCATTTGGCAGGCTGTGATAGACGAAGCCCTGCCGGCTTTCGCCCCGGCCGTGTACCCGCCGATTCGGCTCCAGGGTGGCACCTTCACCTTGGGCGGCGAGTCCATCAAAGTGGGCAAGTTCAGCCTGAACATGGGCAACAACGTTGTGATGCGTGGCGACGTCGACGGGGTGGGCGGGATTGCCCACTACGCCATTACCGATATCGACCCGGTTGTCTCGATGGACCCCGAGGCCGATTTGGTCGCCGGCTACGATTTCAATGGGATATGGCTTGCCGGTACCGAGGCGGCCGTCTCGTTAGCGGTGACGGACGGCACGAACACAGTCACTTTCACGCTTCCGAAAGTGCAAGCCAGGGAGCTAACGCAAGGGGACAGGGAAGGAATTCAGATTTACGAGTTCACCGGCCAGTGCAACCATGACTCCGGCGATGATTCAGTCGCTATTGCCGTTACGTAATTAACCTACAAAACAGGAAAGGCTTAAAAATGAAAGCTGACATGGAGACAATCCGTAAGGCCGTAACCAAAAATCACGGCGGCCTTGGAAAAGCAAGTGACTCTCAGATTATGACAATCTGGACGTCTCTCAGTGCCGAAACCCAAGAGCAGTACATAAAGAGCGTAGAAAAAGGAAGGAAGGCGAAAAATGCCATTAGCGACAAATCCTAAAGCCATGTTCATAGTGGTCCTGGAAAGTGACCAGGCCCTGCCGGAAGACGAGCAGCCGAAATTCTATTATCATTACTTGACGGGCCTGCAGCAGATGGAGCTTGCCCAAAAAATGGATGACCTGGAAATGACCGAGACCGGCAAAGAGGCGATGCAAAAAGTGTTCGAGGCTGCGGCCACGTCCCTGGTCGGCTGGACCAACATCAGGGATATAAAAGGGGCGGCAGTCCCCTTTGACGCAAAAAAGCTTAGCTCAATCATGGGTATGTCCGAAGCGCAAGAGCTAATTCAAAAGATTTTAGTACAAACCCCTTCGGCAGAGGATAAAAAAAAATTAGACTCGCCGTCGGAATCCAGTACGGTCAAATCTGTAAAACCTGCAAAGGGACAAGCAAATGCAAAGACAAGCCCTCAGCAATAAGTCCCATAGAAATGGAGTGTGTCAGCTGCAACGGTGCCGGCTGCCTGGATTGTGACGAACAGGGCAGGATTATTATTCCGGCATGTCCCCTGGAATACGTGACAGCCGATGTTTGGGAAGTAATTAAGTTTGCTGAATTGTACGAAAAAGGATTGCCGCCGGTCGCCGGCGGGGCTTTAGACCAGGCCAGCATTTTTATAAACGCGGCCTTGTTTATTTTTCGTGAAAAAGCTCACTGGAAAGCAAAGTTAGGCATTTTTGGATAAATGGCAACGCACGCCGTAAATGTCGTTATAAGGGCCAGGGACGAGGCAAGCAGGAAATTCGGCCGGATAGGCAGGGCTACGCGGGGGATGGACGGTATTCTCAGAAAAGCGGCCGGTGCAATAAGTCTCTATTTCGGGGCTCGCCAGATAGTAGGCTTTCTCAAATATGGGGCCGCCTTTGAAAAAACAATGAGCAGGGTAATGGCACTGTCTGGAGCCGTTGGCGAAGAACAGACAAGGCTGACCGATACGGCAAAGAAGCTCGGGGAAAGGACGGCCTTTACAGCCAGCGAGGTTGGGCAAGGAATGGGTTATTTGGCCCAGGCCGGCTTCGAGGTAGATGAAATCATAGCGGCCATGCCGATGACTTTGAATATGGCGGCGGCCGGCCAGCTGGACCTTGCCCAGGCTTGCCAAATCAGTGCCGGCATTATGAGAGGGATGGGCCTTGGTACTGACGACTTAGGGATAGCGGTCGATGTGCTGACTAAATCTTTCACTTCCGCCCAAACGGACCTGGTCCAGCTGGGAGAAGGAATGAAATACGTGGGACCCATCGGAAGGACGGCGGGAAAAGACCTTGTAGAATTAACGTCGGTAATAATGATGATGTCTAACGCCAACATTCAGGGCTCGATGGCAGGGACTTCTTTGCGTATGATTTTGGCCGCACTCAGCGGGGGAAGCACTGCAGCGGTAAAGGGAATTGCGGCCCTGGGGATCACCACGACGGACACAGCCGGCAAATTGCTGCCTATGGCCCAAATCATCGACCTATTTAATGAGAAGATGGCAGGCATGGGCAAGGCCGAAAAGACGGCACAGCTTATGAAAATCTTCGGCAAGCGGGCCGGCCCGGGCATGGCCGCCCTGCTAAACGAAGGTGGGGACGCCCTGCGTGAATTTCAAGACTCCCTGGGGGACTCAACGGGTCACGCCGCGAATATCGCCAAGATACAGCTGGACAATGTTTCTGGTTCATTCACAAAACTAAAGTCGGCCGCGTCGGGCATCGTGGTTGATCTTTTCTCGAAACAGCAAGGCTGGTTAAAGGGCTTTATCGACCGCATCAGGAACGGGGTCACGTTCATCGGCGTTATTATCCAAAACTTCGGCCTGTCTATGGATATCGTCTGGAGCTCTCTGACCCTGGGCATGATTATTTGGTGGGAGGATACAAAGCACTTGTTTGTCACCGTCATCCCCGAACTGCTCTTTTGGTTTGGCCGTAACTGGAAAGAGATATTTACGGACATTTGGAACGTCACCAAGGCGATTTTCATAAACATGGGTGAGAACATAGCTGAATTTTTCAAAGCAACCTGGTCATGGCTCAAGGGCGGGGGATTCGATTTTACCTGGACGGGCCTGCTCGAAGGCTTCGAGTCCACTCTCGAAGAAATGCCGAAAATAGCCAAGCGGTCGGTGACGGACACGGAAGAACAAATGGCCAAAGAAATAGCGGACATGAAGCTGAAGTTTGCCGAGAATCTTGCCGCAAAATTTGAAGACGAAAAAATTGAATTGGCGGTGGCCACGAAAAAAGCTGTGACTGAAGTATTACCCGCTGAGCCTGAAGGGGAAGTGACAAAAAAGGACAGCAAGTCCGGCCTGTCGGCCCTGCAGGCTCGTTTTCTAACATTCGCCCCGGGGACTCAATTTGATTACCAGCTCCAGACAGCAACCGGGGTGGGCCAAATGGTCAAGCTGCAAGGCAAAGCCAATTTGGTTTTAGAAAAAATTGAAAGGTCGGTCGCCAGAACAGGCATCGGCACGGAAGGGGAATCCGTTCTCGTTCAAACAGATTTTACTTAGGACCGGGACAATGGCTGTATCAAAGGTAGTAGAAGACTGGTCGCAACGCTCTGTCGGCGTAGAGGCGGACAGGCTGAGCACAAAGCGGGCTTACGACGTCGAGTTTGACAATAATGACGCCCCGGAAAACAGACCCCTTTTGGCCGTGAATGCGACGGACGGAACAACCACCATTCCCGGCATTTATGCGGTCCACCCGTACAATCCCTGGCTCTATGTGAAAAGCAAGCAAGTGGATTCAGCTGGTCCGTTCAACTTCAAAGTGACAGTAAATTACGAGGCGACACTCGACAAGGACACCGGGGAGCCCACGACTCCGCTAATGGACCCGCCGACCTGGTCTTACCATTTTGTCTCTTCGAATGAGCCGATTGACAGGGACGAGGACGGCAATCCCATTACGAACTCATCGGACGAAGCCTACGACCCCCCGGTGACTAAGGATATTCACGATTTGGTCCTGCGCATTCAGCGAAGCGAGGCGACTTACGACCCGCTGCGGGCTTACCTATACAAAGGGGCCGTGAACAGCGACGAATTCTTGGGCGTCCCCGCCGGCAAAGTCCTTTGCTCTGTTATCGACGCGGAAAAGGCCCAGGCAGCCGCCCTGGTTTACTACAAGGTGACTTATGAATTTCAGATGCGTTTTGACGGTTGGAAATTAAAGCTGGTCGACCAGGGCTTCCGGGAAAAGACGGGGACGCTACAAGATGGCACCCCTGCTTATGAGGCCATCACCAATAAGGATGGCAGCAATATCTCGCAGCCGGCTTTCCTGGACGGCAGCGGTGGGAAATTGACTCAGGCCGAAATCGCCGCCGGCACCATTTCGATTCGGGAGTTCGACATTCGTCGCAGCCTGCCCTTTTCAATCTTCAACCTATAAGCTAAGCCATGAAGAAATCATACGCTCTATCGGAAAAAGACCACGGCCGGGTCCAGGAACAAGTGCGATGGACCGAACGCAACAGGAATCTCCGCCACCGTCACCGTCGAAGAAACATTTCTGCTGCCGGAAGCAATATCACCTATGCCCGCATCGTTCAGACGCTCCGTAGAGTCGACGAATCTGTAGACCCCCCGATTACGGCCGTCAATTGGTATGAGATTGAATTTTTGAATGACCCCATCCAGGCGTGGAGTGCCACTTACGGGACTTATTATGTCGGGGACCTTGTAAAATATACGGTTGCAAGTGAAACGAAAATTTACGAGTGCCTTCAAGAACACACATCGCATCCTTCTTTGCCGCCGACGGTGGCCTCTCATTGGGCCGAATCCACCGACACAAAGGCGTGGGTCTTTGGGTACAGTGGGGACCTGCTGGATTCAGCCCCCTGGTTCCAAGAAGGGGACATCGTCCGGGTCGCAAGATATGTCGACGCAAGGTGGGCGGACCGTCTGTGGTGGATTTTAGAGACTGTAGTTAAAATTGCCACCGGAACCGGGCTGGACAGAAAAGAGTCCTTGTACTGGATTCAAGAGGTTAATGGGGAGATAGAAGCGAGGCTGGCAAGTGTTTACCGCTGAGGATTATTATTGGATGGTTGGGGAATGGCCTCTTGAAAAGGGGAATGAGATACAGTCTGCCCATTTTGAAGACATAAGTAAGCTGGCGTGGCTCATCGAGCACCCTTGTGCAGGGAACATCGACTTGCTGTCAAACTACGGAAAGTGGGTCGGTGACGCGACAACCCACAGGTATGTTGAATACGACCAAAGCAATTGGCCTTCATGGAATCCGGGGGCCGTCTACCATTACGGCTCTCCGGTCGTGCTGTATAGGTGGGGGCCTGATGAAGGGCAAGTTGATTTGTTTGTGTTGAACGCTCAAATTAAAGGGGATTTACTAAACCTAAATCCACCTGTAATGGCTGGTGTATTGAGTAACTACTGGCTTTTAACGGTGGACCCGAACAAATATTCTCACTGGAATTTTAACGCTGGCAGACCGGGTATTGGGGCGGACGCACGTTGGATAATGGCCCAACATGGACAAGACGAGCTTACAAAAGAGTGGTGGTATGGTCGATGGGAAGCATGGCGGGAACTGCCAAAACACACGGACAAATTTGAACAGATTCCATACCTAAAAACCGGGCCTACTGCGGAGCCCAGGAGCAGCCCCGTCGAACAGGACCGGGACCATATCTCGCAGCTGCTAAAGACTCAGACCGGGCGGTCGTTTACGGACGGCTCCGTTGGCGTCGACCCGATTACGTATTGGGTCCACAAAGACATCCCGACCATGTATTCGGAATATGCCGCCGTTAGCGGCGAGCCGGTCGGCAGCCTGCAAGTAGGGCCCGACTACACCGACCGCAAGCTTAATCAGGCCCACCAGGACAGGGTCCAGCACTTGATAGAACGCAATTATACGTACCTTTGGCCGGTCGACCAATTCTGGAAAGACAACTGGCAATACTGGCAAGTTTATGGCATGGAAATGGACAAGGACCACGACGGGGGCTGCCTTAATGCTGTTTACGATTACGCCGGCGGGTACAGGGGGGCGTGGGTTGTCCCCACCTACTATTATAAAGGGGAAAATGTTTATCATAACGGCTATTGGTGGCGGTGCATTATGAACAACCCGGCTGCGGCTGACAACGAGCCGGGGGTGGGGGTAGATTACTCAACCTATTGGGCCGACCCGCCCTTGCACCAACCCAACTACATAGCGACGGACCCGATTTACGTCCGGTTTAATGACCCACTTTGGAGGTGCAACAGCAGTGCGTTTGAAAAGGTTTTGGAAATAATAAGCCAGGGCGGCGAATCAAAATGCGACTGGTACTTCGACGATAAATACCCGGCCATGGATTGGATTACCTACCAAAAGCATTATCATCTTTTGACTTTGCACGATGCGGACCCGACGGCCGGCTGGCGTGAATTGGCATTACGTCGATACCCATTGCCGAGAGGTTGCTGGAGAAGAATCTGGCGGCACACGCAGCACTGGGACCAGGACCGCGTACAAAAAGGCCGCTTCGGAAAAGAGATTGACATAAACGGCAAGATGGTGTCGATGATGTGGCCTGGGGAGCTCGGCACCCCGCCAGGTTTCACAGGCGGACCCGACGACCAATTAGTCTGGTTCGGGGACGTCGGCGGCATCCATTATGACTTCTGGATTTTTCGTTACCTTGTTACCCAGGAAGTTTTTGACAACATGGAGCGGCCGGGCGGCTCTGAATGGATCTACGACCAATATTACATAGCCCAGGACACGGAGCAGCTGTTTAGGGACGCGTACAGGGCAAATACGGACGTGGAAGCGAAGATTGCGGCAAGACATGACCCCGTCTCTACTGAATGGCTGGACAGCGGCGGGGGAACCATGAAGGAATATCCCGTTTACGAAATTCACCACGACCTGCTGAACGATTTAAGGGACGCATTGTCCCAACTGCGTATTTTCGGGCAATACTGTAACGTTGAGGCTCAGGTACATAAAAGTACCGCTCAACTAAGCGACTTCTCAACTTCTTTAGCAGCGTATGCTGCCGGAAAAGCTCACTGTGAAGCAGAGATAGATGTTGACCATGTTTGTAATTTTATGAGCGTTGGCTATATCGGAATGGTAGTAGTAGATATTGGTCCGCCAGTTACTTACGACACCAGCGGTACAGTTTCCCATGATTATTGGACTTCAAAACACTGGCATGAGATAACAATCACCAAGGGTTCGGGCGAACATTTTC